AATTTAATTTCTTCTCTAATTTTTGGTAATAAATGCTCTTTAGCAATAATAAGCTTTTCTTTGGTTTTATATCCTTTTGTCTCAATTTTATACATACGGTCTTTTAACACATTATTTACAGCATTTTCATCATTATAACTGAATATAAACAGTGCTTTTGACATGTTAATACTAATTTCTGAAAAATATTTATCACTAAACTTACTATTTTGAGTGCTATCTGTTAAATGAGTTAATACACCCGTGACTTCTTGTCCTTTGAACGAATCACTTAATTTATCTAACTCATCAAATAAAATAACCGGATTCATACAACCACATTGAATCAATATATCAATAATTTTTCCATATTTACTTCCTTCATATGTATAATCAAAACCATCTAAAAATCCACCATCTCCGCAACCGCCTAATGCGACGAGTGCAAATGGTCTATTCAAAATTTTACTGATTCCTTCTTTAATTAGTGTTGTTTTACCCGTACCAGGTGGGCCTTTAATAGCAATAGCACAACCAATTGCATTGGGATTTACTAACCACAATCCAACCATTTGCATAATCTGAATTTTGGCATCTTCAAGCCCATATACAACACTATCTAACTGCTTTTTTGTATATTCCATAAAGTCATGACATTTTTCAATACCATCAGCAAAACTAATAGGCAAGTTATTATATTTATTAAAAGGGATTTTTAAAAATGCATCTACCCAAGACTTAATTTTATAAAATTCGCTATTACCAAAACCTCCACCCATAGAACGCATAGTATTTATTTTTCGTAATGCGCACGCTTTATATTCATCAGGAATATCAAGGTCTACTAAATGTAACAAATATGGTTTATCTATTTTTGTTAAATTTTGTAACTCTTGCATTTTTTCAATCACTCTTTCTTGCTCTTTTTTTGACAAACACTTTTTAAAGTAGTCTGATTCTTTATCTTCATTGTATAAAATCTTATCAAATATTTTATAATTTTTATTGGAAATATGTGGTAAAGTAGGAACTAGTGTGTCATCAACTTTTTCTTCTTTTTCTTTACATGTTTTACATTTTTTATATTTTTTATGATGCTCCTGTTCATTTTCGTCATCATCGTTATCATCGTTGTCATCGTTGTCATCGTCATCGTTGTCATCGTCATCGTTGTCATCGTCATCGTCTTCATCATCTTCATATTCATGATCTTCATATTTATCTTTATTATTCATATTTATAATAATATTTGTATGTTTACTATTAGTGTTTCTAGTTTTAACAAACTTGTGTTTTTTATTACTATTACTATTCTTTTTCTTATTAATTATTTTATATAAGTTTAACCGATTGTTATTTTTGTTTGATTGCAAAAACATAGCGTTTCTTAAAATAAATTTTTTAAAAATGTTATCATCTTTCATATTTTTACTACTATTAGAAACATCTGCAATTTCATGCAATACTCTATTATTGCTATATTTTGAAGGGTAAAGAGTGCTCAATAATTTATAATACTCTAATTTATTGAAAGATGTTTTCTTATTACTCAAAGAACTAGATTTATTTGAGNAAATTGATTCATCTGATTCATCTGATTCATNTGATTCATATGATTCATATGATTCATATGATTCACTAGTTTCACTACTAGATTCATAAATATAGCTCACATCACTAGTATTACTACTAACATCACTTTCAATGCTATTATTAGAACCAACATAGTTTTCCCTTTTAATAGATCCAGAAACCAACCTAGTATTATATTTATGAATAATTGAAGGCATAATATTATACACAAATAATAAATAATATTTATTCAATTTTATAATAATAATATAAAATCATAAAATCATAAAATCATAAAATCATAAAATCATAAAATCATAAAATCATAAAATCATAAAATCATAAAATCATAAAATTATAAAATCATAAAATTATAAAATCATAAAATTATAAAATCATAAAATTGATTAATAATACAATTTAAATATTATTTAACTATTATAAAAGAATGACAGACTTTGAAAATAAGAGACCATCTAAAATTATAGGCATTCAGTTTAGTATATTAGGTCCACATGAAATTCAAAAAGCATCTGTTGTAGAAATAACAAATAGAGATACACATATTAATAATAAACCCGTATTGTGTGGATTATTTGATCCACGAATGGGTGTATTAGATCCAGGAATGATTTGTCCAACAGATGGATTAGACTATATTCAAACACCCGGATATTTTGGTCATATTAATTTGTCACGACCAGTGTATTATATTCAATATTTATCAACTATTATGAAAATTAGTAGATGTATATGTATTAAATGTGGCAAAATTTTAATAGATAAAGAGAAATATAAATATTTATTAAATTTAAATGCCGACGAGCGTTGGAATAAAGTTTTTTCGCTAGCAAGTAAAAAACGGCGATGTGGAGAAGACTCACAAAACGGTTGTGGGTGCTTACAACCAAAATTGAAAAAAGAAGGTTTAGCCACTATTATTGCCGAATGGAATGAAAAAGAAGAAGAATTAAAAGGCTATGAGTTTAAAACTGAAGATTCTAAAATGACAATGAAAATTATTCCAGAATTAATGTTAAAGATTTTCAAAAAAATTTCGGATGAAGATGTTAATTTTATGGGTTTTAGTCCGTTATGGTCAAGACCCGAATGGATGATTTGTCAAGTATTAGCAATTCCACCTCCACAAGTAAGACCATCAATTAAACATGATGCACAGCAACGTAGTGAAGATGATTTAACTCATATTAGTATTAATATAATTAAAGCAAATAAAACATTACAAGAGAAGCTAGAGCAAAATGCCCCGCCTAATGTTATTGATGATTGGACTACTGTATTACAATATTATGTTGCAACANTAGTTGATAATAAGATTCCNGGTGTTGCAGCAGTAGCACAACGCTCTGGTCGCCCATTAAAAGCGGTAAAAGAGAGATTAAATGGAAAAACTGGTCGTGTNCGTGGTAATTTAATGGGAAAGAGAGTTGATTTTAGTGCGCGTTCAGTAATTACACCTGATCCAAATTTGTCAATTAGCCAACTCGGTGTTCCGCTAAAAATAGCAAAGAACTTAACGAAACCAATATGTGTAACTTTAAAAAATAAAAATTATTTGCATAAATTAGTTTTGAATGGTCCCGATGTACATCCTGGAGCCAAAATTTATGAAAGAAAAAACGGAGATTGTATTAGTTTGCGTTATGTGGATCGTGAATCAATAAATTTAGAACCAGGCGATATTGTTCATCGTCATATGTTGGATGGCGATGCTATTTTATTTAATCGTCAACCAACTCTTCACAGAATGTCTATGATGTGTCATATTGTTAAAGTAATGTATAAAGGTGATACATTTAGAATGAATGTAGGTGATACAAAACCATATAATGCTGATTTTGATGGTGATGAAATGAATTTACACATGCCACAAGATGATGAGTCTGAAATAGAATTAAAACATTTAGCTGCGGTAAAATACCATATTGTGAGTCCCGCAAATAATAAACCGATCATTGGTATTTTTCAAGATTCGTTATTAAGCACTTATTTGTTTTCACGAGAAAATATTACTTTTAATTCGCGAGTTGCCATGAACTTATTAGCACATCTCAAAACAATTAACTTAAAAAATATTGATTTTGCCGANGAAAACCAAACAAGTTTCAGTTTATTAAGTCAAATTCTTCCAAATATTACATTAAAATATAAGACAAAACGATTTAATGACACTAGCGATGATTATAATACTTCTAATAATGTATTAGAAATTAATAAAGGAGCTATTGTTAGAGGACATATTGAAAAAAGCGTATTAAGTGATACTACACGTGGCTTAATTCATAGAATATATAATGATTACAATGTTGATGCGTGTCGTGATTTTGTTGATAATTTGCAAGATCTTGTAACAGAATACATGAAAAATCATGGTTTTAGTGTTGGAATTAGCGATCTTATTGCAAATAAAGAAACCAATGACAAAATTAATGAAACTATTACTAAGAAAAAAGCAGAAGTAAAAGTATTAATAGATGAAACTCATCTTGGTATATTTGATAATAAAACAGGAAGAACAAATGTAATTGAATTTGAAACACGTGTTAATAATATTTTAAATAAAGCATCATTTGAGGCTGGTAAAATTGCCCGCGAAAATTTAAATGAAAATAATCGTTTTGTAACAATGGTAAATGCTGGTTCTAAAGGTAGTGATTTGAATATTTCACAAATGATTTCGTGCTTAGGACAACAAAATGTTGATGGAAAACGAATTCCATATGGTTTTGATGATAGAACATTACCTCATTATACTAAATTTAATGATTCACCAAACGCGCGTGGATTCGTAGAAAATTCATTTATAGGTGGTTTGAACCCAGATGAACTATTCTTTCATGCTATGGGTGGTCGTGTTGGTTTAATTGATACTGCATGTAAAACAAGTCAAACCGGCTATATTCAGCGTCGCCTAATTAAAGGTTTAGAAGATCTAATGGTAAATTATGATATGACAGTTCGTAACAATAAAAATAAAATAATTCAGTTTAGTTATGGAAATGACAACTTTGACCCAATTAAAGTGGAGTCGCAACCCGTTCCGTTTGTTAATATGTCAATTGAAGAAATTTATGGTCATTATCAGATGCCAAATGATTATTCAAAAGATTCAATATATAGTACATTATATACAAAACAAGCATATAGTAAATTTAAAAAACAAAAACCGGAGCTTGATAAAAAATGTCAATATTACATTAAATTCATATTACAAGCGCGTGATGATGTTATTAGTAAAGTGTTTAATGATTTATATAAGCCATCTGTTAATGTGCCGGTGTCTTTTACACACATTATTAATAATATTGCAGGAAACCAAGAAGAAAATGTTATAATTGATATTACCCCTCTAGATGCGTTTGAACTTATTGAAAGTAATTTTGATAAACTTAACATGTTAAGTTATTGTAAACCAAATGAATTGTTCAAAGTATTATATTACTATTATTTAACTCCCAAAGAACTATTGATGCATAAACGATTAACACGTAAATCTATTGAACTATTATTGAGCATTATAAATAATTCTTATAAAAAGGCATTAATAGCTCCGGGTGAAATGGTAGGAATGATTGCGGCACAAAGTATTGGAGAACCAACAACACAGCTAACACTAAACACTTTCCATTTTGCTGGTGTTGCTTCCAAATCAAATGTTACTCGTGGTGTCCCTCGTATTGAAGAAATATTATCATTAAGCGACAATCCAAAAAGTTTATCGTGTTCTATTTATTTAAATAAACCAGACAGTTACGATCAAACCAAAGTTAAAGAGTACGTATCCAAACTTGAAAACACTAAGCTGCGATCTATTGTTGAATCAATTCAAATTTGTTTTGACCCAGATGATTTAAATACTTTAATTAGTGAAGATATAGAATTAATGAAAGAATACAATGAGTTCGAAAAACTATTAGATGAATGTAATACTAGTTATAATGATTCACGGGAAAAATCTAAATGGATAATTCGCGTGTCTTTAAATAAAGTAGAAATGTTAGATAAAAATATTACTATGGATGATGTTCACTTTGCATTAATGACTAGCTATAACAATTTAACATGCATGTATAATGATTATAATTCTGACGAGTTAATTTTCAGAATTCGCATCAATAAAAATTTGCAAGCACAAAAGAAAAAGAAGAATAAAAGTATTTTAGAATCGCTAGACCAAAGCGATGAAATATATTTACTTAAAAATTTACAAAATGAATTATTAGATAACCTCATTTTACGAGGAGTAAAAAATATTCAAAAAGTAACATTACGCAAAATTAGCGATAACTTTGAAGAAGTAGATACTAAATATGTTAAAAAGGATTTGTGGGTATTAGACACATTGGGAAGTAATTTATTAGATATATTAGCACTTGATTTTGTAGATAAAACACGAACAACATGTAATCATATTATTGAAATATACAACATATTTGGTATTGAAGCTGCTCGACAAAGTATATTTGATGAGTTTTCAGAAGTAATTGAATTTGATAGCACATATATTAACTATCACCATTTAACAATGTTGGCCGATAGAATGACGTGTAATGATAAAATGGTATCAATTTTTCGACATGGTATTAATAATGATGATATTGGTGCAATTGCAAAAGCTTCTTTTGAAGAAACACCTGAAATGTTTTTGAAAGCTGCAAAACACGGCGAATTAGATAATATGAAAGGTGTTTCTGCAAATATTATGTGCGGACAAGAAGGTTATTATGGAACCAGTAGTTTTAAAGTATTAGTAAATAATGATGTTTTAATGTCATTTAAACCAGTAATCAATGAAGATGATGTGTCTAATAAAGAAGAATTGAGCCATGATGCATTATTAAATAAATTAAGAGAAGATTCGAAGGATGAGTGTAATAAAAATAATTTAATAATAGAGTCTTCTATTGCTAGTATTAAAACTAGTAATATGGGAAATAGTGAAGACTATGAATTGGATTTTTAATAACAATTTATTTTATGGTTATAAAGTAATATTTATAACAATAAATATTTTTAGGCTTTTAGCCTTTTAGGCTAATAAATTTAAGCAACAAACTTTTCACATTTATTTGTTATTTTATTGCGGCGTTGTCCTTTGGGACAGCGTGTTTTTTTTTTGGTTTTGTTTACACCAGTGTTTTGTGGTTCTTGTTTTGGTTCTTGTTTTGGTTCTTCGTTTGGTTCTTCATTTGGTTCTTCATTTGGTTCTTGTTTTGGTTCTTCATTTGGTTCTTGTTTTGGTTCTTGTTTTGGTTCTATGTTTGGTTCTATTGTTGGTTCAATAGCATCCATAGTTTTTTTCAATTTATTATTTTTATATACTGTTCTTGTAGCCTTTGCTATATCATAGTTATATATATAATTATATAAAATATCAGTATAAAGTTGTAAATTTTTTTTTAAATCACTATATAATTTATAACTTTGCGAATCTTGCAAATCATTATTTATATTAAAAATAAAAGATTGACTATTAAATATAAGTTTATAATTATGTTTTTTCTCTCTGGAATATATACTTGGTACTTTTAAAAAGTAATAATCATCGTTTTTAATATTTACATTACATATAATATATTTTATTTCCGCACTATTTGTGATAGATATATCAATAGG